GCGCAAAAAGAGGAATGCATCATTCAAGCCTACTTTGCTTAGAAGCTCCAAAGCTTCCTCAAGAGTTTTACCAACAGTCTCAATTAAAGGCTTATCAGTCGCAGGCTTAATATCTGCAATGTTAATGTAGCTTAATCCCACGTCTTGTCGTATGTCTTTTTCTAAAGCCTTGAGCAAGACTGATTTGCCGCTTCCTGAATCGCCAGTAATATAGACAATGTCTTGTGGGCCTATTTTTAGCTCCACATTGTCGTAGATTACGAATTTTTGCCATTGGTCAAGTCCAAGACCGAAGCCTTCTGCAACTCCTATGACTCTTTCTGTTGGTTCTGGTGCTACTGTTTCGTAGCTTATGTTGATTATGAATTTGCCTTTTTCTCGGTCGTATTTTCGGGCGTATTGGCGTATGCGGAAAAGCTCTCGTTTTCTCATCTTGTCACGCCTGTGGCTTTTCGTTTCTGGAGCTTGTCCCTCAGTTTCTTTAGCTTGTTTTTGGCGTTCATTTTGGTCATCTTGCGATTTTGTGTCTGCTTAGGTGGTCGGTTTTGCTACGTAAAGCGTACAGATAATCAGCCAAGAGTGGGGGTTCGCGTCCCAGCTCTAATGTGGTTTCAAGTGTCTGCGTTTTAGCGTCAACATGATATTCTACGCTTAAGATGCGGAAGTCTGCGTCAATGTTCTCGTTTGGTATTGTTACGTGGATTTTGTCGCCTGGCAGAAGCGGAGTATTGCCATAGTCGATGACTGTGCTTCTTACTGTGAGATATTCTGCTGGATTTTTGAGCTGATTTAAGAGTGCTTTTGCTCTTAGCATGCAGGCGTTGTCGCTGTAAAGTTCCTCATCGACTTCGACAAGTTCGCGTAAGCCATAGGTTTGCTGGCTGGCTGTGTCTTCTTGTGTGCTTTTCCATTTGCCGTATCCGAAATGGAATTGGTCTATCCACCAGTAGCCTGCGCTTGCGTAGTTTTGGTCCACTGCTATGCCTATTTCCTTGATGAATGCCCAGTTGAATAAAGTGTCAATCCAGTCCCATTGGTCTGCGTTTTTTGTTCCGGCGTTGATTATGACTTTTTCCCACTTGTCGATTTCCGAAAGGTTGAAGCTTTTAGTTGCGCTGTTGTTCCAATAATCTATGAGGTTTATCCAGCATAGTTTGGAGTGTTTGTCGTCAACTCGGAGGGCGAAGCTGATTTTTGGAAACTCGTTGAGGTTTATCAGATAGTCTTGGTTGAATATCCAGTCGACTCTTGTGTAATACATGTAAGCTGATTCGATGACCTTAACGCTTTTAGCCCCAGCATACTTAATGGCTGTGTCCAAAGCGAGGTTTGTGCTGCCCGTCATGACGCTCCATTTGCCATAAACCGCATGTATCAACTCATCTGAACCGCCCCAGCCAGTGCCTTCGCTAACAGTTAAATCCTCGGTAAGCGTGTCGCTCCAAGGTCTGCCGTCAACATCCACTGGGAAGGGTTTGTCTTGTGTTCCATAAACCGTGATTTTGTTGCGAATGCTATGAATGTCTTTGCGGTATTCGCTAACCTCGATTTTCTCTGATAGGCTTATGGGTGATGTTTTGCTGTTTCTTGGGAAGAACTCAAATTTTGCGTCTGGAGCCACGCGGAAGTCAAAGCCTATCACGCCTTGTTTGTCTGCTGAGCTTGCTATGTATTTGAGGATGTCGAAAACTGGCGTGTCTTGGTATTCGAGCCGTGTGTAGGTTGTATCCGTGTTTTCAACAAGCTCTGTGGAATCTCGGACATGGCTTAAACCAACATAATAATCTAACAGGTCTTTGACGATTTCTTCGCCTTTCTTGTTCTCGTAGGTTTTGGTTACAACACGGCGGAATAGGCGTTCTCCCCAACATCGTCCAGAAACACGAAGATAGTTTTCTGTAGGCGTGGATTCATATTTGACAGCTTCAACACGGCAAGTGATTATCTGCGGAACATATGTGCCTCTGCCTATGCTTATGCTTCCATCCATGCCAACATTAATCGGATAAGAACCGTTTGGGCTATACTTTTTATCCCAGTTTTGCAAGAGCACTTCAAAGCTGCTGACCTCGTTTGTGCAGCCTAAATGAACACGGCATTGGATAACGTCGCCTTGCGGAATCCCGTAAGGACCAATGGCGATGGTGACTTTGGGAATTTCAACGCTCATTTACTCGACACCACGCCTATACAGTTCCTCTTCTCCAGCACGGCGGACACTGCGACCTCTTTCTGGCATTTCAGCCACGGCCTCATTGAAGCTTTGCACAGAAGCGGTTGCAGAGTTCATTTGACTTGCAAAATACCACATGGCGGCTGCAGCTGCAACAATAACCGCAATTCCGACGCCAGTTAGGGCGAGCCAAGTGGCGTAAGAAATGTTCAAGGAATTTTGGGCAGCGGTGGCGATCCAGCAGGCTGCAGCATACACTTTTTGGGCTACAGCCACGCCCCAGCTTGTCCTCATGAACATGCCCAAAACGGTGACAACCATCATGGCACTGTTGAAAACCCGAGCCTGCTCATCATTCAATAAGCCAAACTGATGAGCTATATGCCCAATGGCTACACCAGTAGCGCCTAAACCCGCGATGGCTGAGCCGAGGCTTTTAATGCGAACGCTTAAGGCTTCAGCATCGCTTTGTATTCTTGTAAATTCATGGCTTGCGCGGTTAACCGCCCTTATCGTTACTGCGATTTCTCTGAAGCTCATTCTAAGCCCGCCTCCGCTTTGGCTGCGTCAATAGCCTCGCAAATGATAGCCTCAAGCTGTGGAAGATGTTCTTGAATGGCTGGGTAAAGATACGGCTGAGCTTGCATATGGCGTGTGCCAAGCTCAACAAACAGGGCGTAGGTTGCTTCTGCGCCGATTTCGGCGACCCATTCGCTTATCTTTGCGTAAATTGAGCTTCTCAAGTGTCCTGTTCTTACGGGTGCGAGCTGTTTTGCTAAGGCTTTTACGTCTGCAGCCCAGCTTGCTAAAAGCCTATGCACATGCCGTTGCATTCCACTGTCAAAACTTTGCATAGCCTTCTTGAACTCTTCAACACCTTCCACATCGCATGTTATTTCGACCGCCATTTCGCTTCACGCTCTGCCTTCTGCTTTTCCTCCTCTGCTTGACGGTCTAACTCATTGAGGATGACAATGAATTGCTGGATTGTTTTGGCTGGTTGTTTTGCGAGCTGATTTGGTGTCCACCCGAACTCTTTGCAAAGGCGGAACTCTGTGAGTGTTTGGCTTGGCTTTTGTTTTCGGATTGCTCGGATAAAAAAGCGGTTTCCTCGAGGCCTACAGCATTAAGCCTATTCACTATTTGACTGAACAACTCGCCGAGTTCTATTGGTATGCCGTCTTCTTCGCTTAACAGTTTCTCGAGGGTTATGGGCTTGTTTGGTGGCTGTTCTTTAAGCGAAGCCATTATTGTTTCTGCTTGAATAGCCACGTAGTCGCTTGTTATGACTTGTCCTGTTTGTTGGCTGTAGCGTGTGTATTTTTGGATTATTCTGTTGCGTTTAGCCCAAGTTATCTCTTGAAAGACGTATTTTCCAGCGTATTCCTTGCCGAAGCGTTCGTCTATTTCAATGGTTTCTTTTCGCATTTTGAATCATCTCCATAATGGCTATTCGGTTTCGTATGGCAGTGTTAATGTCCTCAAGCACGATTTCCTGCATCCATTTTGGCAGTTTTAGAATGCGAACTCCGAGCTTTTCCCACATCTGAAGCCACTTCTTGCGCAGTTCGGCTTCTCGCCCGAAATTTTCCAAAACGCTAACTTTTACAGCCATCTTAATCGCCTCAGCTTATGTTTACTGGACCTTTAGCCACGAAGCCAGCCTTGCATGAAACTAAATCTTCAATGTGTGCTGGTGCAGACACGTTTTCCCATTTGCAGCCAGAAAAGACCGCCTTGTTTGACCCGCCTAAGCCAAACTCCAAGTCAAAAGACGCATCATTAATTACATCGTCAAATTCCTCTTTGCTCTCGAACTCAAAAGATATTTCGCCTGTTAAGCTACGGTGTCTGTAAGGCAGATACTTTAGCAGATGGCCGCTTGTTGTACGGATTACTGGCACTTGTTTGAGGTTGTTTTCGATTGTGAATTTCCAGTCTGTTACGCGGTCAAGTGTGCTTGCACCTTTCTTAACATAGCTTTCATAGAATGGCACTGCTCCCGCATAGTCTGCGTATGTTGCTCCTGCGATTTTTGATGTTCCAACCGTTAAGTCTTGTCCAATAAGCTCTGCCGTAGCCTTCACAATGTCTTCTATGCCGCATTCAACTGTTACTTTGTGGAATTTGCAGCCTGCGTAAAGTAGTGATAT